TATACAGGATTGCTATGTTTCTTTTCTTCTTTAGTCTTAGCAAACTCAATCTATGTCATGGTCGCAATTGCTTTAGTAGTTGGATAATGTGTGATATTGTTGCCAATCTTTACATCATATCCACTACCGTCAGCAATTACATTACCGACTTTTTTTTCACCATCTGTTACTACCCAGTATTGATTCTTTACAATTGGTTTAGCTATTAGGTTCATCATTTTTATCCTTAGTTAATTCTGCTACTAACAAGAAATGTTCGTAGGCTTTTCTAACTGACGGTACAGCTAGTAGTTTATCTGCTTCTATTTGCATTGCTTTGACTGCCTCTTCACATGCTTCTCTAGCACTAGGCCATTGTAGCGCATGGTTCTCTTCACCAAATGCTTTGCTCAATGCTTTCCAACAACGTAGTTGCTCGTCTGTTAATTTTGTTTCTTTGTTAGCAGGACGCAAGTCAGTAGCTTTTCTAATTACCTCACTGATTCTATCTTCTGCTACACGACCTGCCGCTATCATCGGTGCATAAGCAGGATTAATATTATAACGTGTACTTTGCCCACCTGGATAGCAAACTACTAAATGACTACCTTTAGGGAATGCATCCATAAGTGTTTGGTCGTATTCACGTACGGGGACATACCTACGTCCGACTTTTTTGTAAAAAATTTCTTTTTCGCTCATGTGATAATAGTATCATATTTTACGATAAATGTACAGAGTTTTGGTCAATTAATTTTTCCACATCTCATACATGAATTTCAATTTATCATCCCATACTTCTATTACTAACAATTCAGATACCCACATGAAGTCCCATCCTGTTCCACGGTCACCCATATTTCTGCGACACCATTTGATATGGTCGCCTGGATAATCTTTACGATTACGATAATCAATTTTATAAATTGTTTTATCACCTCTTGTAGTTACCTCACTACGGTCAATGATGATACGACTTGCTGGCGCAAGTCTTATGTGTGTGTTTGTTGTTATTGCCATTATTGATACCTTAATGTGAACCACGTTGCTAGTGATTCTTTGTGAAATGTAAAGATAGTATAGCAGGGTTTTGTTGGTCCTGTAAATCTATCGTTAACGCTAGGATAATAAGTGAAGTCAAAGTCTATGCCCGTGACATATCCTTTCTCACGTAACTCACGCACTATTTCCAAAGCTTGTCCGGGTAACATCTTATCCATTCTAACTTTTGTCATTGTGGAAACATTAGTATAAAGAAACTAGCATAGCGTTCATCATCCAATGTCAATCGCCATTGTCTATTTGTTAACTCAGGAGTCCAACCCATATTTGCTATCCAACCCTGACCACCTATACTGTTATGCATGTAATGCATTCTCGGCCCAACATTCTTTACTAGCCACTGTTCTTCTAATGGGCTCGGTCTATTTTTAAGATTAATAGTTATAGCCATCTTAATTTAAACCACATACGATGTTTCTCATCCCGAATCTGCCAAACATCCATGCCTGCCATTATGCCTTCTAGTGCTACAAGTATACTCTTTTCCCAGCACCAATCATATACTTCTGCTCGTAGTGCGGCTGGCAACATAATGTCTGTACTGTCAACTGTACGAACATAACCCTTGTCAGTCATTTTCCATTCTTCTAAATTAATCATTGAAACCTCAACAGAAACCACTCGCAATCTGGCTTGTCTCTAAACCAAAACTTAGCATCGTTAGCATACCATCTATCTCCGGGCGTCCATACTCCGGGCATACCAAGTGTACCGCTGGGTCCAAATATAGATACACACCAGGCAATCATTTCATTCCATTCATTCGCTGATACTATGGGGTCAATCTGATGATAGGGCATGTCGTAGGCATATCCTATGCCTACATAGTTGACACTACGGTAAGCGGCCCAACCACCGTTAGATCCGTATAACTTATTAGTCATTTGTTTCTTTTTAATCATTGGTATTTCAATGCAAAGACTATTGCATCACGTTCTTTTTCAAAACTAAAAATAACCTTTTCAAAATATGAATTAGAATCAATGTTATAGAAACCTGTACATTTCTTTTTACACCAACTAATTCCTTCGTCAACCTTATTATCAAACTCAAAAGTGTAATGATCGGGGTGAAATTCTAGTGTAATTTTATATTTTGATTTACGGGCAATACTACGTCTTTGCTTACTATTCATCTACTCATTAATTCATTTGTAAAGTTAAGTAAAAGTTTGTGATGTACGCCATCATGGTAATGTGCTTTCATCCAGCTATAACTTTCATACCAGAATGGTTGACTTTCAGGGTGACACCCAATCAATCCTAATCTATTCTGAAATATAGCCATTGCATCTCCATTACTATAAGTAGCAACTGTCTCAAACTTTGTGTCATCGCCTACTAATGCACATCCATCATACCAGAACATCTTCATTGGCTCGCCTCTCCAAGTAATAGGAATGTTCTTTGCATGTGGTCTACGTGTGTCAGTTCCCGGACGGTTTAAGTATTGTACAGCATCTACATCTTTAAGTAAAGAGAAATAGTGTGAACCTGCCCAGTATGCGCCCATGCATATGCCCAGATATCTTCCACCATTGTTAACAAAATCAATCACTCGCTCACCATTGTGCTGGAATAGTTTCTTGTGGCTATCGCTATCTCCAAACCCACCGGGAACAGCAATCATATCAACTCCGTTAAAGAAGTCTTTTTCTAATCTGTTCTTGGAAAATAGTTTGAAGTTATACTGAGAATCCAAGGAACTGATTATTCCGTTGGAACTCTGTACTGAGCATTTTGGGTCTGCTACGAAAAGGGCGATTGTTGGTTTCATTAGAGTAATATTTAGTTGTTGAAATATTACAGTATTATAACCACCTTAAGCTAAAATAGATAGCGTCTTTCTCGTCTTGGAAATAAAAATCCATATGATCTTCCGTACAAACTGTACTGAATCTATGCCCGGGCAACCCAAATTTCTCAAGTGCCCAAGCGCAGGTTTCGTTCCATTTCTCGTTCTCGTCATCCCAAATAGTAGACGAGTTCCAAGGTAGTCGGACTTTGTACTCGTTCTTAGGGGTTTTCTCAACCATTAATACGGAACTTCTTTAGATAGTCTTTAGCAACATCTAAGTTTTCAGCATCGTATTGTGGCTTCTCAGGTTCTTCAATAGCTACGTCTAGTCCGAATTTACTAGTGTAGTAATCAACAAGACTGTCAATTAATGTTCCAAGCATCTTCTCATCTAAGCAATCAAGACCTTTGATGTTAAGTTTGTATTCTTTGAAATCTTCGTATTCATCATCGTTCATCTTAAATCCCCTCATCTTCGTATGGAACTGGAACCCAGCCAAGTTTTAAAAAATCTTCTTCAATCTCATCAGTGACTACACCTTCGGGTGCATAATTTTTGGAACCGTCTTCGTCACCATTTCCTAATCCGTTGCCGATTCCACTACAGTACCAATCCAAATAATCACCTTGTTCAATTAATCTTGCAACTAAACCACCTGCATAGCGCCAAGAACAACCCCAAGTTTCTTCTTTAAGAATAGGCCAAATCTCAAGTTTTTGCCACTCCATGTTACACAATGCCGCATAGATATTCTGTGCATAGGATTTATTGGCTTTTGCTTTTGCAATAATCCAATCACACTGCAATAAATCATTTTCTAAATTGGGTTCATTCACTTAACTTCTCCCAAATGTATTCTGATTCTTTAATGTATGCGATTGGCTTGATCCAACCATTACCCCAACATTCCATCAATAACTTTTGATATTCTTGTGGACAATGCTCTGTAATTTCAAATCCTGCACGTGGGGTAACTGTTAATCCACTTTTGATGTACCAATCAATATCACCTGGTTTGATTGTTTTGATTTTAAATTGTGTATCTGTTTGTTTAAACTTCATGCCCACCTCAACAAAAACCATGCCTTCTTTGCATCTGATTCAAATGAAAATGTTTTACTGTATCTGTTATAAAACGCACCATATTCTTTTGTTAACCAATCGTTGATTGATAAGTCGGACTCCCAATGAATGTTGTCATAATAGTAATCAACAATTTTTTGGTACAATGAAAGAGTATCAGACATTCACTGTTTCCTCAAGCTTACCTGTATATGGCTCGTTCAACCAACGTGCATAAGTGTCCGCTTGTTCGCTAATCTTAGTCAACTCGTATTTGCCACAGAATTTCATAAAGTGAATACCAACTTGAGGGGTAGTAGTTCTACGTACATCATTACGAATACAATCATCAACTGCTTGTTTAATTTCGTCAGGCTGTGCAGTCAAGTCAATCAACATTCTATTACGCTGATAACAATCACGTACAACTTGTTCTTCACCGTTGTGATCCATCCAACGTTGTAACATGAAATTATTCCATTTGAAGCCCTGTTTGTCACGATCCTCATATGCCTCACGAATACCTACACGATTTGCAGAACCTTTTTCGGGAGCACGGGGATATGCAGTGAATACATTGTCCCCTGCGTCACCGCGGATAATTTTCTTAAAGAGCAGGTACTGTGGATCCTCTAACAGTTTGGGCTGTTTAGTTTTCTTATCTAGTATGGGCTTCCCTGTGTCTTTAAGATATCCGTTGAGTGTGATGAGTTCATTAGCTACACCATTATATTGAAAAACTTTATCAGTAATTAATTGCACGTAATCAGTATCTGTTGAAATTATGTAGTGGGTATCATCTGGATGTAAGTGAATAAAACGTGCAATCAAATCATCAGCCTCTGCTTGTGGATGCCTGAGTACACTAACGTTGGTCTTCTCTCTAATGTAGGTTGTGAACGCCTCATATGTTTGCCAAAACATTTCTGATTCTTCTTTTTCAGCCTCAGTGACCGACATTGCATCAACTACACGATTCTTTTTGTAGGGACCATATACGTCCTTACGCCAGCTTCGCCCCTCCAAGCAGAATACAACATGGTCAATACCATAGCGGCGTACTGCTTGATTAACACTAGCAAGTGTCAAGTGTAATGCCATGCCGATTTTTTCTTCTGTAGTGCTGTTATAGCTAGCAACATGCCTAGCACGGAAGAAGGTATTTGCAGTGTCAATGAGTGCGTATTTTTTTGTCATGTGTGTATTATATCAAGTTTGTGATTTACTGTCAATTTTCGAGGTACATTTCTGGACTAAGGTCAATGTATTTCCTTTTAACTCGTTTATCACCTTGATAGGGGAGCCATTCATCTTTGATAATACGAACGGGCAAATTAAGTTCTACGATTTTTTTGTTTACCCATTCTTGTACATCTTCTGCTGACAATCCTGATTCAGGGTCTAGTATTTCAAGTGTCCATTTATTACCTTTAAATACCTTCCACATGTGACGTTTCCATTCTGCTTTAAGTTTCTTTTCAATATCAACTATATCGGCTTTGGTACCGTAGTAAAGAT